GTAGTAATACGGCTCGAACGCTTGGATCTCCCAAGGATCTTAGCAGCTACGTCACCTGGAAGCCTTACCTCAATCGACTTGAGAGAGTCGATGAGCTTCGCTATCGAAGTTGCCCCGTGCCTCTTAGAAAGAGGTCGCACGCGAGGAACAACGGTACGAGTCCGGAAGAGCTTCCCTTTGGTCCACTTTGGTCTTCCCGAGTCCTTCACTCGCTGGGTCCGCTCACCATAAGAGAAGTAGTCTGCAACAGCAGACTGATTCTCCCAGATGATGAGATCAGCGAGTCGCACGCGCTCCTCTCCGCGACCAACAAAGCGGTTGAGGACTGCTTTCTTTCGACGGAGAGCAGCCTCAATCACCTTGGGGTTTCGAGGAGTCTGTGCAAGAGGACGAGGGAAGAGACCCTCCTCTCTGAATGGCTTCTTCGCAAGGATACGACGAGCGTCATCGAGAGGCACACCACGGGAAACCGCGGACGCCAATCGACAGCGAATCGCCGTAGAAACGCGAAGACCTCTTCCCATGTAACCAAGCCCACCAAGCTCAACCGGAAGGTGAACTTGAGGGGACTTCGTAAGCCATGGGAAGAGGGTGGTCATCACCCTCTCAGAGCGCCGCGCCCAGCGCCGTCCGAGCCTCTGATCGCAAGCGATCGGAGCCTCGAGGCCTGGGGGCGGGCACGAGGGAGGAACGACCACAGCCATTCGCTTTGGGTTCCGAGTCGGCCAGGCCGCCACCTCGCAGAAGGTAAATGCCTTCTGGGAGACAAACGACTTGGCAACGTTAACAGACGCTCCAACGGAGATGGCAGCGGTGGAATACTCTCTAAGATCCTCAAGAGGATTCAGAGAGTAACCCACTGCGTCATCCCCGTGGGTCACCCGCAGTGGAAACGCTGCGGTCAACCAGTCGTTAACCCAACTCAGAACCACAAAGCTGAGAGGAGTGCCCATCGGACTGCCCCGTCTTGCAACCCACCTGATGCCGCCATCAGCCCACCAGTGGGATGCAGCCGACAGCCCCATACCCCACAAGGCAAGCTCAAGATCCGAGGATCTAATGAGACCTGCCTTGTGAAGTGTGGTCAGGACGAGCCGTACGACGTCGTGCGAGAGACCGTCTGTCGCCTTGGAAAGATCCGCGGAGACATACGACCACCCACGACGCCGACGAAGGATGCCGCTCCGCGACAAAGACTCGTCGGTTGGCTCCTTGTGCGAAGGTGCAAGAAGTCGACCCGAACGACGAGTCCAGTCGCCCTCAACAAAAGCGAGGCAAGGGGGAACCCCAACCACGCGATTCTTGAGGCCAGGTGTTTGGACCACGGACGCCCGGACGTTGGAACCATGGAAACCCTTCCGAGTTTGCATGACCCAACGAGACCGGCGCGCCTCGAGGACACCACAACACCTGAGGGAGGCATCATAACCCAAGGATCCACGGCCGACTCTCAAGACGGAACTGAGGCAGAAACGCCCCAGGGAGTCCTGAGAGAACTTGCCAAATCTCTCTGTTATCTGTTGGCTGGTGAACCACTCCCCAGACTGGAGCGCGAAATCGCACCGTTCGTCAGGGGATATCACCATGAGACCAACAGAAAGCATCGAGATTGCGAGTCGACCGCAGATCCGAAGGTGCTCGTCCACACCGCCCTTCGAGCCAGAAAGCTCGAAGCAGCCGGCTGTCGACGACGGGAGGCTCTCAGGTACTCTCAAAGAACCATACCCTCTTGTTCGAGAGAGGATATGGTCCTCGAGGGCACTGAGAGCCCAGTCCGATGCGGGATAAGGTACCTCCGCCACATCGCGTGCAGCCAAAATGGCCACCTTCGCCTCCGAAGTCGGAGGACGAGGGAGGCCACGGGCAGCACGCGAAAAGGCGAAGCCGTCTCTGCCGCGCTGCCAGGCCAATCGACAGAAGAAGGCCACAAGGTCCTTTGGGACCCCGTGGACTTCCTCTGGAGGGGCCCGAAGCGCGGCAGAGCGAATGGCGCCGCACAGCGTCTTCACTCGTCGAGCGAGTTCGAGCCAACCGGTAGCCCGGAAGGTTCTCACCGCCCAACGATGAAGATACCAGCACGCCATGTACTTATCCCATCCAGAGTGGACCAACGCAGACCAGATGGCTGTCCAAACCATCTGTTCTGGGTGACGATCGCCACCACGGTGTCTGGTCTTACCCCGGGAATTAACCTGGGTAAGATCCGGCTCCGCCATGTGGACAATAAGACGCGAACTTAGCCGCGTCTTGATGTGCCTGCCATAGCG